ACGGGCACGCTTGTTGTGTTTACAGATGTTCCTGGGAACACTTGAGTATAGTAACTACTTCCACTCGCAGGGATGCCTATAACAGGGTCGCGCACCACTAAAAGCCTAGTTTGAGTAGTTGTCCAAACGACTTGACCGGGCGTTCCCGTAGGGGCTAAATAATACGTCTGCGAAGTACCCACAAGGCGAACGGTAGCGTATGCTTCAAAATAGCAATTTTCAGAGCTTGCCGAACTGTTTACTAGCTTATGCCAACGTGCTTGAAGCTGTAAGTACACCCCTAAATTAGTGTCCGCGCCTATGTTTCCAAAAGTTGAATAACTTGAGGTTGTGCGAAGGAAAAGAACGATTGCCGAAGCATCCGCACTCAAATCGTACTTAAGCGAGTATTCTTTAACGCTTGGCAGGTATGTCCATGATCCGCTTGGGTCAAGCCTCTTTACATCACCCGTACCAAATAATTGATAGAATGTAGTAAAGCTCGTTCCCGTGCTTGTCACTCCCGTAGCTGTGGAGGGGTTTCCGCTTGTGTAGCTGTACGCCCGTTGGTAGATGTTATAGCGGCTTGGGTTGTTCGCTATCTCTCCAATCTGCTCAATAACCCAAAGGCCATCTGACATGAATATACGAGCGTTAAAAACTCGCAGTATTGTGCCTAGCCACTCATACCACTCACGAAATACCTTGTTGCCTTGATTGTCGTATGTGTACTCTGTAAAGTCACGCTCTAATCGTGAATAAGCCAAAGCGTCCAAACCGTTAGGCGGTGAGCTTGTCCATGTTTTGTCCTCAAACCACCTGACTGAAGTACGCAAAAAGTCGTCAGAGCTTGCCCATAAATTGCCCGTGTCAAGCTCTTTTAGTACGGCAATGATTGATTCTAGAATGTTATCGTATTGGCCGATTGTTCCTTTTAAACCTTTCAACCTCGCTAATCCATCCGTTGCCTGAATTTCAACGGATGCGGGAATGGTAGAATACGGAACGCGCAGCAAATCTTGCAGGATAGGCCCTTGCCAAAATATAGAGCCGTCACGGTATAGCCGCACAAAAAAGCGAGTTTCCTGTACTTGGGCAATTTCATCTACATAGTCTAAATCCTCTTGGCTACTGCAAATAAAGTCAAATACTACCCTACTGCCCTTTATAGGCTCGTACCACTCATCACCGCGCTTGCCATATTCAAGCTCAAAAGCATCTGCCCCAAGCTCCATTCGCTTATACTCCACAAGCTCTGTGAGGTCAACAGGTAGACAGTCGATGCCTTCCACCGTTCCGCCATCAGCGACAACGCGATCGGAATAGCTTGTATAGCTCGTGTCAAATAGGTGAAGCTCCCATTCATAATTCTCGCGGGTGTCGGTGAATTTAGCTTTGTATTTCGTTGACATTAGAATCTACCTTGTTGGCCTGTTGTTCTATCCCCGCTTGCTATTAAATCAGTTCCGAATAGCTTAAATATTCCGCCAAGCGTTCCTCCGCTTCCGCCCATACCCCCCGACACTTGTCCAAAGATCTTCCCGAAGCCAACGCCCGGCATGAAGGTGCTAAGGATAGCAGATAGAACCAACGATGTAGCCGCAGCCGCAGCAAGCTGTTGTATTAATTGTTTTAGCCCGTTTCCGAAGGTTTCAAAGAAACTCTCACCATTGATAAGGGCGGCTTCAAATGCGTTGTTCAGAACGCTCCCGAATAGCTCTCCCGCCATGTTTGCCCTTTCAAGCTCCCCATAGTAGGCTTTCAGCTTTTCGGTTACATCTTCAAGCTCCACGCTCATGTTAGATAGAGCTTCCTCCATTTCAGGGTCGGCTAGCCTATCCATTTCAACGATAGGGCCGCTTATGTCGATTGCCGATGCTCCGAAGGCATCTTCTAAAATTTGCGCTGTAAGGTTGGCGGCTGCTCCGAGGGAATGCCATCTTTCAATGTCCTCCTTCGTTGGGGCCATTCCACCGCCTCCTGCGCTCGATGCTTGGTTAAGTTTTGTAAGCTCAACAGCTGCCCGATTGTAGGCGTTTGCTTGCTGCTGGTAATAATAGGCCATCTTTGCGTTATCAGCTGTCGCGGCCAAATCCATATTTTTTTGCGCCTGCTCATTGAGCTTTTCTAACGCGGCTTCAGAACTTCCGTATTTCCTTGAAAGCTCATCAAATCCATCAATAACGCGGTCAAACGTGCTTTGACCTGCGCTCTCACCAAAGAAAATCTCGTCAACGCTTAAAACACCACCAGCCTGTATAGATGCCGCCAATCCTTTAATGGCGTTAGACGCTCCGACAATAAAAGAAGATAAGCCGCCTTGTGTTTCGCTAATGCTTACGAGTAAATTATCAAAGGCATCTCCAAGGTTGCTAATACTTCCGCCTAAGGTTTTTGAAATAGCATCCATTGACCCGCTCACGCCCTCCGTTTCACCCAATGAAAGGATATATCCTCTCATTGCCTCTTCCGTCCTTGCTACTTCTGTGGTAACGCCCTTAAAAGTAAATTTAACCTTGTCGCCCTCTGCGCTTGCCCTTACGCCAAATTCTTTTAGCCGTTCAAACTCCCCTACTTGTGCATCAATAATAGCTTCGGCTAATTGGTCAAAGCCCTTTCCCGTACTTGCGGCCAAATCTCCCAACTTACGCATTTCGCGCTCTGTTGGCTTAAATCCTTGGTTGGTAAGTTTAACAAATGCGCCCGTCAATTCCCTAACGCTGAAAGGTGTTTCAGCCGCGAAAGATTGTATCATCGACAAAGCACCCTGAGCAAGTGAGCTGCTTCCTAGCGAGGTGGTAAGAACTGCTTCAAATTTTTGAAACTCCGCCCCCAATTCCATTACCTTCTTTTGGAATTGAATAACCGCCTGAACGCTGAAAGCCCCCGCAATCATCCCGCCTATCTTCCCAAAGCTAGCCTTAGCTATACTTTCGGAACGCTTGCCCGTTTTCTTTATGCCCCCCTCCATGCGATTAAGCGCAGATTCGAGCTTGTCGATCTTCGCGCCTATCTCCACATACATCTCAGATACTTTCATCGCTTAATAGGGTTCCAGTTTTTCAATCTCTCCAATGTTTCAGCATCAAACACCTCCGAAGTCTTCCCATCCGTAGGCAACGGCAGCATCTGCTGAGGGGTTACCCTGTCACCTCTTGCGATATGGATGTTCACTTGCCACGCTGCGAGGTTTCGCATTACGCTGTACATCTCGTATCGCTTGTTCCTATCCCCTCTCACGCGGTGGGTGAACTCCCGAAAGGTCATGTCCTCAAACTCCGCCTGACGTAGCCCAAGCTCACCGCAAGCCACGTCTAGTAAATCATCCCACGTCAGGCGATCTCCTCCCCCGCTTCGCCCTTCTGCTTGATGGTGATAGTCTTGATAGCATCAGTCAGCACCTCGACAATGATAGCTGGCTCTCTGTTCACATGGCTAAAGCAGTCATCCAAGCTCACCTCAGGGGCTACCTTATCCCTGTCACAAGCGGCCAAATGCGCAGCGTAAAGGATATTAGCAAACGCTTTCCACTCGCTGACCTTTATACTCCGCTTCTGATTCTCGGCTTTGATATTGCGGAAAAAACCCAAAGCCGTGTCAATCACGGCATAGGTTTCGTCCAAGTATTCATGCCCGAGGATCTCGGCTAGATGGAGCGAAGCTCCGTTATTCCACGTCCAACGCATTAGGAAGCTACATCAATAGCAACGGGTCCTGTGATTTGCAAAGTGGTATCGCAAGTGCTTACCTCGTTCTTTGGGCCATTCCAATTAAGCGAAGACACCAAGCAGTTGCCTGTAATAACCTCAGAGCCTGATGTTGCATCACCGTACACAAAGGGAAGCTCTGTGCCTGCTTTCCACGCATCGAATACATCGGTGAAGTTGGCAGAGCTTACGACTGGATCAAAGGTGAAGGTAGCCGTAATCGTTCCGGTTTGCTCTCCTGGAAGATACTCTTTGCTCTTGTTGCTCTCATAGTTGGTGACATCTATCATGTCAGCGGTTAAGTTGAGGGCAGAGGTGGTAACTCCTTTGAGGAAGTTGCTGTTGATTTCTAGGCGAATGATGCGCCCGTCTTTTTGTGCCATTGTGGAATTTGTTTGATGTCACAAATTTACGAAGCAACAAAAAAGCCCCCAACCCGAAGGCCGAAGGCTTCCCCCTAACTCAAACAAGGTTGATGCGGATCAAAAATAGGCAAACTCTTACACGCTCGCAACCCTTACAAGCCAATCCATCGTAACGCTAAATTCGTACCTGCTGCCATTTAGCAAAGGCTCGACATAGTTCACGCTCTGAATCTGCTGAGTGATAACATTGAAACCCGTCACCGTGATAGTGTCAAAGGTGGTCGGCTGCATAATCTCCGCAACCGTATTCCCTAGCTTATTCACGTCACGCACGCTCACAACCGCCTGATCATTTGCAATAGCGCACTTAATACTCACGCTGCAATCGTAAATAAACTCATCCTGCGGCCCTGTTTCCTGTTGGCTGATAGGATAGATGTATATGTACGCATCTGCGCTAAAATCGGGGCTTTCAGAGGTGTATACCGGAATGGTGCTAGAAAGCTCGCTCACATCCGTAAAGCAGGTGGAAAGCTCCACCGTTCCCCCATCATTTAGCACCCTCTGCACATAGCTCAACTCATAAGGATAGGCAGTATTCCCCGCCTGTACCTTATCGGTTAAAAGCGTGTAGATAGCCTCAATAATAGATGCCTGCGCTAGTTTCATGCTTCCAAAGTTACGACCTCACGAAGGCGGCTTTTCAACTCTTCATAGTCCACCGCCTCACCGTTCCGGTACCTTTCAAACCCCCAAATGTTCTGCCCGCTTTTGATGTCAATGATATACGGGGCATCCTCGCCAAACTTGCAAGGCGGAAAGCCTAAATCAATTAGCCGGTTCTCGCTAATAAAGTCCAATGACTTGTTGGCCTCCTTATTCCACAGCACCCCATCGGCAAAGGATCTCTCAACGGCCTCTCTACTAAATAGCCTCCCCGCTCCGAAGAGCTTATTTGCGTCCGTTTTTCCGTACTTCCAAAGTACAGCAGATTCGCTCTCTGGGTGCATGAAGTAAATTGAATCGCACCCCACGTTATGCGCTCCGTTATCTATTGCCTCAAAATACAGCTCATCGCCCTCTGGCAAAAAGACATCATCGCTACCCACCTGCAAAAAGAAGTCTACCCCCGTATTATTGAGGACATCCCGCATTAAGATGTTGTGCTTTGTGCTTAACGGGGTATTAGGGGCGAATACCACGCCTCCAGGCAATCCGTAGTTCTTCAAAACAAAGTGCAAATCTTCCAACTCGCTCCACGCGATAAATAGAAAAAGATTTACGCCTTCCGCCCTCCATCGCTGCTGCATATTGGCAAACCCCGCAAGCGATATTTTCAAGATGTCGTGCCTTCCGTAGATAGGCATCCAAGCGCATACGTTTACCATTAGCGCACCGACCTCATTAGCCTCTGAATGGCTTTGATATAGCCTGGAATAACATCACGAAAGGCGGGGCGAAGGTATGGCCGTGGCCCTCCGTTTGGCCCCGTTCCTACCGGTGTGCCGAACTCGATGTAGCGGGAGTATACTACATTCGTGCCTATAAGGTAGGTAATCTTTGAAACCATCCTACGCACGCCCTTAAATCCCCCTACCCTGATGTTGTTTATGCTATTCTTCAAAATACCATTGTCAACAGGTACTTCTTCCTTGGCCAACCTCTCCACCTCAAAAGCAGCGTAGGCCGTTTCTCTGTCAATCAAATCGCTCACGCGCTCCCCGTACTTTGAAACCTCGCGCAAAACCTTGTCGATCTCGCTCTGCTTAACCTTGAACTCTACCTGCATCTATGCCTGCTGTTCGATACATTCAAACGTCACAAATAGCCTATCGTCACTTTCCAATGCAGGGCCGCTCAACACTAAATTGCGCCCCCTGTACACCACCTTAGCAATCCCATCAGGGAAGTCTGCCCCATCGACCGAAGCAGACCAATCTAATCTGCTCGCCATCGTTATCCGATACCTGATGTCATTCTTCAATCTCCCTTCGTCCGCTCGCCTGTTAGAGCTTACCCTTTCCACTTTCGCCCAATCAGTAAAGCTCAACACTAAAGATGATCTCTTGCCTCCCATGCCATCGCTTTCGGTTTCGCGAATGTAGACATCCACCTGCTCATTCATCTGCCCCGCGTTCATTACCAATTCAGTTTAGTTCGTTCGCGGTCCAGAAGGCTGCTCAGATTCGCTTTAAGGTTGGCTACTATCGTACCCGTCACCGAAATACCTCTATGCTTGTAAAGTTCGTCTACGAGCTTGTAAATAGCCTCTTTGATATTGCTAGTGATCTCTACCGTCTGCATCCCCGCAACGTACACCACTTCCAAGCTGTCATAAGTTCCCGCGCTCAATACGCGCAGCCTATCGCCTTTTAAGAGGTAGTAATCGGTGTCAGCTACTAAAGTGGTTTCGGTGTTGTCTTCGCTGTACGCTTTCACGCTTGTGATTGATCGCACCGGACCACTCAAATCGAGATAGAGGGTAGTGCCTTCCAAATCGCGCTCGTCCGCAAAATTCCAAACTTGCAGGGTTTGGGTGTTCACGTTTATAGCTTTCCCGATATACTCCTCTACCCACCTGACAGCACCATCTATCTGTTGCTGAATTAGGGTATCTTCCGAGGCGATATTGGGAATGCGGGAGTATAGCCGCACATCTGAAACGCTGATGGGGTTAGCCTTTGTTACCGAGGTTAAAGTCAGCCGTGTTCTCATAGTGTTTTGTAATGCGGTTGAGTAATTCTTTGGCCTCCTTCGTCCTTCGGGGAGGTGCTGTTAAGTCATCGAGCAACGCGGCCACAGGCTTGTAAGCCTCCGCGTAGCGTATGTTTATGTAGTGCTTGGCCTTTTCTTCGGGGAGGTCGACTATTTGCCCCTTCTCCAAGTCCATAGCGGCCTTTCTCATTTTCACTTGCATACAACAAAGATACAAAAGAGAAAGCCCGCCTATTGGTTTTAGTGGCGGGCTTCGTTAGCCGTTGCGAACTATTCGCGGTTTCTAAAGGAACTCCAACGTGTATTTGGGTTATCGGCTAATGGGTACGCCAAAATAAACGAAAATAATTTACCCCACAAAAGAAAGCCTCCCCAGCGAAGGGAGGCTCAAAACCAAAGCGACCGGGCAGAACGCCCTTTGCGGGGTCAAAGATAAAAAAACCCCGCGCATGGCGGGGCTAAACTTATTCACATCACTCCTTACGAAGCCTCACCAGTAATGGCAGAGATAACGTCAGAGAATGAATCGTAGAATACAGCGTTATCGTGGAAGCGGGCGTGAGCCAAACGCTCCTCGATGCGTACAGTTGTCAAGTTCTTCTGCACGTTGTCGTTATCCTGCTCGAAGAAACGAACAGAAGGAGCTTCACGCTGGAAGAGCTGACCTTCGCTCATGCTGTCATACACGAAGAAAGAACCAGCGGCCACGGCTGAGGTGTGGCTGATAGGCATTCCGAAGATAGTAGCTACGCCTGTGCCGTTGTCAAAGTAGAAAGGCGACACATACTGTCCGTTGCTACCCTTCGCGCTCATCATCTCGTAGTATTCGATAGGGTTCACGAGGATGGTGTTAGCGGTGAACTCTTGAGAAGCGAGGTAAGCGATAGCGGCTGCGATAGCATCCCACTTGTAAGGCTCAGTACCGGCTTTGAATACGATACCCAAATCAGTAGCATCGGCAGCGTTTACGGCCAAACCTGCGAGGTTAGTACCCGTTCCGTCACCTGTCAACAGTTGGCTGTCCTCTTGGTTGAAGAGCTGTCTGCGCAACTCGTAGCTCAAGTAGGTAGAGATGCCTGCAATGTCACCCAACATTTGGTTAGAGATACGCAAGAAAGCAGCGATGGTCTGCGCGTCATAGCTCTGTGCAGCAAGGTCGCGGTCGATCTGTGACTTAGCACTACCTTCTGTTTGGTTGGCGGCTGTGCCTTCCCCTCCGGTATCTTTAGGGAAGCGTACAAGTTCGCCCGTCATAACGCCCTGACGAAGGAAGTTACGCACGCGGTTTTTGCGCTCAGGCTGTGGAAGGATAGACAAAACGGTTTCTTCTCCAACTTGTCCAGTTGTAGATGCAGAGAAGGTCATGTCGCCCGCAGCTTTGGTGAATAGACCTTTGCTATCCAACTCCACCTTGTGGCCATTTTTCATGCGAGAGAACTCGTCCTTCTTAGCTACCATAGCATCGTAGAACTTCTGCTCGATGGTTTTTTCAGCGGCTTTGCTTGCGCTCATGCCTTGCTTCTGAAGCTCTTTGAAACGAACTTCGATAGCGTCCAACTGCTTTTGAGTTTCACCGAACTGATCAGCCAACTTAGCGGCTTTTTCATTGTGTTCAGCGATCAAAGACTGAAGCTCTGACTTTGATTGGTCGTTGTAATCGCGATAGCCCTTTTCGATTTGGTCGAGGCGGCCTGTGATCTCACCGTTCAGGTGAGCCAACTGCTCCTTGATGTTCAATTCCTGTGACATTGTTTTGTCAGTTTTTGGTTGAGGTTATTTCGCGCCACATCTTCAAGATGTCCGGCTCGTTCTCCTCCGAGTGCGTAGGCGGCTCTTCGGTTTGGAGTGAACTCAATTCTTTCCGAATTTGAGCGCATTCGATTTCAAGCAAACGGAACGCCTCATCGGTCAAGCCTGTGCCTTTCCGAAGCGTGCGCTCCATGTTTTCAAGTCTTTTAATCACGTTGGCGGCTTGCTCAGGATTCATATCCTTAACGCCAATGGTAGGGGTATCGGGGTTTGCGCCAAATACTACGGAGCTGACCTCCCATAGTTTCACCTCTTTGAATGTGCGAATGCGATCCCAAGGCTTCGATTCATCTTTGATGTCGTCCTCGAATTTCACGCCCTGAAAGCCTACGCTGTGTTCATTGATGATGCCCTCTTCATAGAGTGCTAAGGCATCCTTGCCCCTGTTGCTTTTGGATAGCTTAGAGCGGAACAAAAGCCCGTAATCATCCTCCATAAGCTCCAACAGCTTGCCCACAGGCTCGTAGCTGGAGTGCATCCAAAGGTGTGCAATGCGAGGCTTTCCAGAAGTTGGGCCATTTTCGCTAATCGTCTTGCGGT